TTACAATATTCGGTGCAGCCATTTGTTTTCTCCTTTAGCCAAACACGATTGCCATAGCTATGGCTTTACCTGTTGATATACCAGCACTACCAAAACTGATAGCGCCACTTCCGTTAGTAACTAATGCTTGGCCGCTTGTGCCATCTGATGTGGGGTAAGTAACCCCGCCTATCGTAACTGTACCCGTGAAGGTAGGGCTTGCAAGTGGAGCCGCAGCGAGGTTACCCCTAGCGGTAGCCGCATTTGCAACATCTGACAAGTTGTTCGCGGACTCAAGGAATGTAGTGAGATCAAACGTGGCTGATAAGTTAACCACTGCAGCGCCTGCTCCGGCACCGTCACAGTAAATTACTGCGCTTTCGCCGTTAGGTACGGTCACATTCGCGCCAGACCCTTGAGATATGATTACAGATTGACCAGAATTATTCTTAACAAAGAACAATTTATCTTGATCGTTTGGAGATACCGTTACGGTATTCGTTCCAGAAGGAGAGCCACCAAACACAAGAACCTTATACTGACCGTCAGACAAAGAGCCATCTGTTGTGGTTAGCGTATGAGTTGTTCCAGAAAGAGTGATATTGCCTACACCATTGGTAAGTCTATCAATAATCTGAAGGTTTGTGTTTGTTGTCGAACCCCATGTACCAGACTGTTCGCCATTGGCAATCAGCTCAATACCGCTGTTTACTGTGTATGTACTAGCCATGAAGCATTAACCTCCTGTCACGGTCTAATTTGAGTATACTCTGTTGTGGCGCTTGGCGCAATATTTGTCCACACCGCCGTTTCATCAGGGACTATTCTGCCCCACACTGTGACCCCTCGTGGGCCTATCGATCCAATTGCCTCGACCCCCGTGACAGGAACATCGACACCTGTACCTCCGGTAACACTAACAGAACCAACACCCGTTGTCACCTGTAACCCGGTAACTGGAACCTGAATGCGAAGATAAACGGATGCAGCGCCTACCGCGCCCGACATTCCAATGTTAGAAGCAATGGATTGACTCCACGCGCCAGAACTCCAAGAGTCTCTGCCCCAACCCGAATTGTCCGAGGCGGTTAGATATACGGTAACGCTTTGTGGTAAGCCATTTACTACGCCTGTTGCTTCCAGACCCGTTAAGGAAACACTCGCTAAACCTGTGGCAGTAACTCCACTCAAAGCACTGGTAGCTGCAAGCCCCGTGACGACTGCGTCCGATCCGCCTGTAGCGGTGACGGAATTTAGAGCAGATGTACTGGAAACACCAGTGACGTTGATTCCTACGCCTGCGCCCTCAACCACTGTAACTGAGCCAACGCTGCTTGTGGCGGAAATACCTGTGACGGAAATATTGGGAGCATCACCAGATACAGCTACAGAACCTACAGCACTTGTGCCTTGTACGCCCGTGGCAAGAGCAATCATTGCCCCATTAACCGAAACAACACCTACACCGCCTGTAGCGGAAACTCCAATGGGTTGCGTTGGCAAGCCACCAACTTCACCTGTTGCCTCAACCCCTGTGAGAGCAACACTTGCCCCGGCACTAGACGTAACAGAACCAACCGAAGAAGTTGCCTGTATGCCGATAACGGCTACTTCGCCCGGTATGGACGCGACAACAGAACCAACGGCTGTAGTACCCACAGAACCTGTAGGAGATACTACTGCGCCAGTAAGAATACTTACATCGCCAATGCCGCCCGTAGCGCCTATTCCCGTAGCAGGTACAGTGGCTACGCCCTCAATAGAAACAGAGCCAACACCAGTAGTAACACCAATGCCATTGACAGCAATATTCGGGGCGCTTGCCGATACAGTGACAGTGCCTACCTGACCAGCAGCCGAAGGGAGGGTAACGGCTGGATTACTCCAAGTTCCGCTACTCCAACTACTTCGGCCCCAGCCTGTGAATATTACGCTGGCATCCGCCATAACCTGTCACCCCTCTGGAGAGTTTAGGCTATACGGATAATAGCGTTACTCGCATCTGCTGTTGGGAATACGATCTGGAAGTCCCCAGATGTAGACGTTTTGTCCGCACCAAAGTCCAAGACAACAACGGACGGATCACCAGATGCTGTGTCATTATAGATCAATGCGCCGCGAGCAGTGATTGTTGCAGACGTAAACGTCAAGTCCGCAAAGTCTGTGAACCCTGTTGTACCAGAAGTTGTTGGTGTGACATTGGTCAAAGCACCGCCACCCGCAGAATACGAACCAGAGTTACCAACTTCGTTTGTTGCTGTGTAAGCAGTTGTAGCCGCAGTAAAAGAAGCACTGTTTGTGTACAAAGCCAACTTAAACGTGTTGCCGCTTGAGTTTGTAAAGTTATGTGTAGCCGTCATCAATTCTTTCTTGAATGATGTACACATGTAGTTTCCAGTAAAGGCCATATTAAAGTCTCCTTATGAGGTCAGCCAGATCGGGATGTCCCGCATCATTAAGTGCATTATACACAGTTGTGCGGTCACTGCGAATAGCTTGTCGCATATAAAATGCAACGAGCGTCTCAACGTGCTTTTGGTAAGCACGAGCTTGATCCCTGATAGCTGGGGGTGCTGTATCAGATACAGAGATCAACTTCTGAACGCATTGCTCAGAAAGTTCTTCTGGAGTAAACCCTCTGTGATTACTTGTGTTTACTAACACTAGGTTCTCATCACGAGGTGCATCAAGTTTTAACTCAAACATTTACATTTCCATCCTTGGCTCGCCATCACGGTAACTGTCCCGCTTCAGTCTGCCTTCTCCCAATACAACTAGACGCCTCATAGCGTTGTCAAAGCCTTGCTGATACATAGACAGCACATCGGCCTCGCCCTTCATAAACACATAAGCATTTATTAAACTTCCGTAAAGCAGAGCCTCTTCGGCGTTGTCCCCAAGCCAAGAGCTGCCAGACGCTACAATCGAAGGTGGATCGTAGTAATAGTGCAATTGAACATTATAATCTGCGTCAGGTGTCGGACCTAAGATAAAGTTACCGGGAGAGTTAGTTGACGCGAAGTCACCGTCAAACTCGGAATAATACTTAGGAAGGCCAGTCGTACCCGTTTGATTCGGGTAAGCCTCACGCATGAAGTTCACATCCTTCTCTATCAAGAAGGTGTAGTTACCACTACTATCAATCACCGCAAAAGAGAACGGTGCCAGAAAGTCCGATGGCCTAGCGATATACGGATTGTTTTGATCCATGCTCGCGTTCACGTTCTTGCGAAGCTCTGGAATCATCACCGTGCGGTGAATAAGTTCCTCGGCTTGCTCTATGAACGTAGGAATCTGAGAGACGAATGTTGTCTCGTTGTTCTCAGTATAGTCCTGTATGGCCTGTGATAACTCAGAATAGTTCATTTGAACTTAACCCATTTTAAAGTTTCCGCCGCGCGTTGCAGCTCCCATGCCGCGACACTTGCCGCCCATGTTCATCTTCTTAGGCATCTTGCCGCCATAGCTCATTTTGCCAACGCCGTCAGCAGCAAAAGCTGGCACAGACTTGTCGCCCTTCTTTACCATTGGCATCTTACCGCCGGACTTCATAGCAACAGGTTTCTTCATTTTACCACCATACATCTTTTTATCCGCTTTCTCTTTCTTTTCCCGCTCTGCTATGGTTAGACCATCAGGGCTTCGTGTACTCATTTCCTCGACTCCGTAGATAGATTTCGGACGAGCTTTGGGACGTAAGGATTTTTTAGGTGCTGACATTTTAATCTCCTAATCTACTAAGGTTCTACTAAGGTGTTAACTTTGTAACCCATTCCGCTGTGTACGCTGCAGTAAGTATACAGTGTTGGTGCGCCTGTAGCCACTTCTATTTGTGTATAGGCTCCAGAACTACCGGGAGTACCCGCATATGTGACACCTGTTGTATACTCTGATCCGCCACCATGTGTGCCGTCAGCAGTTGTCGAAAAGCGCAATGGATGCCCTGAGTTAGTGTTGCTTGATTGATCATAACGATATGTACTGCCCTCATATACATCTACACCTGCACCGCCGGGCTGAGAGCCATTTTGATAGTAAACATTACCACTACCGGGGTTAACAACGGTTATTGCGTATGTAGCTCTAATGCCAAACGCAGATGCTGAACCAACAGATGATGTAGAACTAATGCCCGTAAGGTTTGCAGTGGCATCGCTCTGAGGGATATTTACAGATACCGATCCAACGGAAAGCGAGGCAGTTGACCCAGTGACATTGGCTATCTCATTACCTGTGTCTGAAACGGAGACAGTAACTCTTCCCACAGACGCAACCATATATTGCGCGGGGTTCCACACAGGGTTGAAGCCAAACAACTCTCGGCTCTCCAGCAAAGAAGTATCTGGGCGTGGGTTTCTTAGTGATTGAGGGTCATTAACCTTTATACGTCCAAGAAAGTTCTGCGGCTGATCGGGGTCAGCGACATCTCTACCGACAAGGAAACCAGTCTTAACACCGTTGTTATACTCAGGCACAAGGTCTTTGAGGGGGTAACGGAACCCCGTCCTATCACAGAACCCGAAGGCGTATTTGGCTTTTGCGTAGGTCATTACCCACCCAACATAAATGTATCAAAGGGTACAAATTTGATTGACGCTGTTTCCTCATCTTCGCCAGCAGCGAGCTGGAACTGAAACTCATACTCTTGCTTCAGCAATGGAACACGAGCGGAAACGTCTGGCTTCTTCATGGCTATGTAGTATGCCATGCCTGAAACCAACGCTGGTACGAAACGCGGCGGCACAGAAGATACATCTCCACCAATGCCATTAGACAGCCCGTCAATACCCTTCAGCCTATAATAGGCTAGAGTATACGGCGTAGTGGCGTCTGGCACAGGCCATAGAGTTACTTTGACTTCCGTGGGGAGCCTTTGGACGTAGATTTGGGTCGGCCTACCTTGCGTGTTTTTGTTGGTTTGCTGGGCGTAGGTCGTGACACTGACCCTCGCGAGGGCGGTGTCGGTTTGATTTGTACCTGTACCTGTGCGGACTTGGTGTTCGATGAGGTCGATGGTGTCCGAAGGAAGGGTATACGTTGACGTACCCGCTGTAATAGCGAGCGTACCCGCTTCAATAGTGAAGAGATTAAGACCACGATTCTGCCACTCCAATGTTAATATGTTAAGGCTCCTACGAGCCGTTTTTAGATCATATCCAGAACGCATCTCAAGGCCAGCACGCTCATATGCTTCCTCAAATAGTTCTGGTAGGTCTGGTGTGACTACTGCCATGATCTAAGTCTTCCTATATTTCGCCGTCTTCTTGGCAATTTTCTTCGGCTGTTTGGCAACCTGCTTGCCCTTTTTAGTGGCTTCGCGCTTCTTCTTAGTAGTAGCGGCGTATTCCTTATCCGTCAAATTCTTGATAGCCTTTTCAGGAAGATACCGCTCGCCTGTAGCCTTCTTTCCCTGAGTAGACGGCTTACCAGACTTGGTCCGCCACTTCTGCTTACCCCAGCTTTTAAGACTTTTTTGACTTGGTTTTAACGCCATCTGCCTTAGCCTTTGCTACTTTGCTCAAATCTTTATAATGCACCAGCTTTACACTTGTCTTGCCGTGGGTCTTGCCAGAATGCAATGAACCGTCAGGCATCTTATGTGTGCCACCTTTATGGACAGTGCCGTCCTTGCGATAATGCTTTACGCCTTTCACGATGTGTACCCCCCGCCAGAAGACTTATACGCCTTAGCCAACATCTGGGCTTTCCTAGCGGACCACTGGCCCGGCGCTCCACCCTTACCTCCAGCTTTTATTCTATTGAACAAACGCTTACGCTTCTCAGGTTGGGTGTAGTTACCCGCCTCGTTGACTTTACTCTTTGACTTTTTCTTTGCTTTGCCACCTTTGCCAAAACGAATGATGTCTAAGTCCCTCGCATCGTCTCCAGTTGAGACGCGATTGCCAGTGAGCTGACTTCCCATCTGAGTCCTAGAAATAGCCATCTAACACTTCCACCGTTTTCTAGCCTGACGTAGGCGACTGTTGGGGTCTTTAGCAGCTTTGGGAAACTGCTTCATCTGTCCAGCAGAGCGAGCGCAGTAGGACTTACGCCGCTTGGCGGCTGCACTACCTTTCTTTACTGTACCCGTAACCGCCGTCTTTAACTTAGAGCCGGGGTTATCCTTACGGTACTTAGCCACACCTTTCTTGGTCATACCCGCACCAGACTTGGTTGGGCGTTTTTGACCACCTTTTATGGTGTGGCCTTTCATAGTACCTTTTTTCTTTTCAGCCATGACTTACTCTATGAGTAGGGTCATCTTATTGCCTGACCCAGTAAAGGCGGAAACGAAACAACCATTATCAGCCAGTATGCCATCATTGGGGATGTACACATCATTCCAACCTGTAGGTAGGGTCAGGTCAAGTATGACCTCTCCTGTGGCACTGCCACTGCGAATAGTGAAGGCAGCGGCAGATGCGGCGTTTACTAGAACACCCTGCAGTCTGCCCCGTGATGGGCCTACAAGTGCGGGTGTGTCACCCACTGCAAAGTTAAAAGCTCGTACTTCTTGACCAGCCATGTAGCTACTCCTTACGGTAAGATTGCAGTGTTAAACGCTTGTGCATACATAATTGTAATGCGAACAGAACCCGCGTTAGTAGCAGCAGAAGATGTTACAGTTAAACGAAGGTCTGATGTACCAGTGTTACCCCACTCTAGGGTTCCACCACCGCCAGCACCTAGTGCTTTAACGCCTACTGTAGTTCCTGATGCAACTGCGTTTATAATAGTATTTGCATTGCCACCTACTTCACCAACGCTTATATTGGTAGTGGTGTTAGCCGCAGCTACAAGGTCGATAATACAGTTAACGATCTTAGAATTAGCAGGGATTACAATATCTGTTGTAACAGCTCCAAGAGCGCCGCCTGCAAGGCTTTGTACTGTGTCTTGGCACATAACAACGTAACCTACGTTAGCAATGTTCGTACCTATAGTTGTGCCTGTTGTATTCTTAATATTACCTGCCCGTATCGGGCCTGAAAAAGTTGTATTAGCCATGAGAATCTCCTGTCGTGGCAAATGTCAGCCGCACCATGCGACTGTCAGGGATAACAAAAGTATACACATGTTATTTAAAAAAGAAAGGGGCTACCGAAGCAGCCCCCTTCTATAAAGTTCAATTGAACTTATGCGCCGGGTGAACCGTACACACCTAGTGGATCGGATACGCCGAAAGAATAACGCTCACGCGCTTTGTAGCGCACGTTACCTGTATCGAAGTCACCGTCCATAGATGTCTGCATAGCAGTACGGATGAAGTGCTTCATGCCGTTTGGAACATCTGTAGTTAGGAAGAAGGCGTCTGCGTCAGTCAGATAGTGATTGACACGGTAGCCTTCAGGGATCGAACCATTAGTGTTGATAGCATTAATGTCGTTATCCGCTGTACCTACACGCAGTTCAGTCTGGAGCAAACGAGTTGCAACAAACATCAACGCAGGTGGAACGATGAGCTTGCGTGGACGAGCGGCGATCAACAGGCCACGTTCATCAGTGAACGCTGCGATATCAATAACAGCTTGCTCAAGCGAGGTTTCGTTTAAGTCCGCAGCCACTGCTGGACGGTTGGCGTTGTTACCGCCAGCCACAGTACCGTGTGTTGTTGAGAACAATGTAGCGCCGTCACCTGAGTTAAAGGTGGTGAAGCCTGTGTTCAACAACGAAGCCGCTTTAACCTGCTTCGTGTACGCCATGGCGCGAGCCAAGGCTTTGGTGTAACGAGCAGACAGAGAATCATACAAGTTATCTTCCATCGCTTCTTCAGTGATGGAGAAACCCATGCCAACAGTCTCGTGATTGTAACGAGCTGTGAACGATTCTTGAGCATTATCATAAGAGATAGCAGAGCCTTCAGCTTTTACTGGGGCTGCGCCAAATCCTGATAATTTTACTTCTTCCTCAAAACTACGTTCTGAGTTTTCAGTCTCATAGATTTCTGCGTGTTCGTTTTCGTACTTACCATACTCAAGCCCGAAGAGAGCGTTGAGACCCGGTAATAGCTCTTTAAGGAGCTGGGCGCGTGAAATAGCCATTAGTTAACCTCCTTAAATGCCTACGTTGTTGGTCATGCTATGAGCTGCTGGGTTAAACTTAACCAACAGATCAGGGAAAGCATCTGAAATAGGTGATACCGCAGAAACAATACGGAACGCCGCTGCTGTTGTCACAGTTGTTGACTCAGCCGCAGTTGTAGAGTTGCCTGTAGTAGTAGAACCAGTTGTAGTAGACTGAACTGCCGCGAAGAAAGTATTCGCACCAATATCAGACTGATCCATAGCACCATCCGCTTGTACTTGGAAAAGTACATTTGGATCATCAACAACGTATGCTTTGATAGCATCGCCATTAGATGTACCCGTTGG